AGGCGGCGGGCGCCTGCGCGTCGGTGGGGACGCGGCCCTGGGTGATGGCCGGCGTGACGCCGGAGGAGCTGCTGGCGCGGGGCTGGCCGATGGAGCCCGATATGCAGGGGCGGATACACCCGCCAGGGGAGCCTCGCCCGCGCACCGTCTGGAACGTGACGGCGAGGACGGCGCCGCTGCACGAGATACTGCACACGCTGGGGCTGCACCACCCGCAAGACGACCCGGCGACGCCTCTTAACGAAGGGTACGAGTCGGTGACGGGCAACGGCTACCGGCTGGCCTACGCGGGGCTGTTGCCGTCGGAGATCGAGGCACTACTGGCGTCGGGGTATCTGGCGTGAGCGACGTAACGGTATTCCCGATGCCGCCGGGCTCGCCGCGTGCCGGGCTGGCCTTCGGCTTCCGCAACTACCCGAACGTGGACATCGAGCCGGCCGCTATCGAGAGGCTGAAAGCGAGTGGGTACCTGGAATGATCTACCCGAAGGCCGTCTGGGACCCGGGGCCGTTCGCCAAGCAGGGCTACACGGCCTACCCCTCGCCGCAGCCGAAGGAAGGCTTCGTCCTGCACTCGATGGAGGGGAGCTTTAGCGCGGCGCGGGGGCGGCTTTTCACGGCCTACGACCCGGAGGACCCTTACACCTGGGCGAGCTGGCACTTCTCCGTCCTCAAGGACGGCGCCGTGGTCCAGCACTACGACACGGGCGCCGTCTGCTGGCACTGCGGCGTCCCTGGTGACCCGCTGCCGTGGACGGCGGCGGTCGGCAACGTGGCGTTGATCGGCATCGAACACGAAGGGCGGGCGGGCGAGCCGTTCACGGACGCGCAGGCGGCCGCCAGCCTCGAATTGCAGAGGTGGTGCTACTCGGTGGTGCCGGGGCTGAAAGCGCCGGCGCTGCGGTCTTCGCACTGGGAGCACCGCTGGTTGTCGGGGACGGCCTGTCCGAGCGGGCGCGTGCCCTGGCTTTACATTCTGGACGGACTGCTGGAGGACGACATGGCACTGACTGAGAAGGAGGCCGCAAGGCTGATGGAGGTTATCGAGGCGCTCGATAAGCGCGTCGATACGCTCTACCGCATCCTGACTGACGACTACGATGCGGGCGGGCCGCAGAAGGAGCCGCGCTGGCTTTACTGGCAGACGCTGATGCAGCAGGCAGCGGCGTCCGGGGTCTCGCCAGCAGCGCTCCTCGACGAGCTGAAGAAGCGGCTGTGAGTCTGCGGCGCGGTTGAGCAGGTGGCCGAGAACGGGTCCGGCTGGGGCGATCTCGTCGCCCTTACCGATAACGGCGTCGCCGTTGTGCTCGTCCTCGGGCTCTGCTTCCTCGCCTGGCAATGGCTGAAGCTGCGGGGCAACGACCGGCCCGCCAACGAGTACCTGGAACGCTTCGAGCGCATCGCCGTCTCGATGGAGGAGGTGAGCAAGGGGGTCGCCGTCCTCGTGGCCCGGCTGGAATGGCAGGGCGAGCGCTCGCACGACGAGCACGAAGGGCTCAGGGTTGGCCTCGCCGGCGCCCTGCAACAGACGCAGACGGTCTCGAAGGACTACACCGCCACGCTGCACAAGACGCTCGAAGAGCAGGGCCAGCGGTTGGACAAGATGCTGGACTACATCGCCCCCAGGGAGGCCCCGCCGAAACGCGCAGCGTCACGCCGGGCACCCGCGCGTAAGAAGGTCTCGGAGATCATGCACGACGCCCCGCATGAACCCAAGGCGCGCAAGCAAAGGCCACAAACGGCATGATCTGGCGCTGGCTCGCCTTCCTGTACGTGAACTACCGGCTACGGCCAAAACGAAGGAGGAGACGATGAACAAGGACTACATCATCAAGGAAGCGTTGCACACGGCGTTCGCCCTCGCTGTGACGGTGGCCGTCGCGGTGGCGGCGGCAGTCGTCGCGGCCGACGCTATCAGCTTCACGAACGCCTATCTCGTAGGCCTGGCGGTTACCGGCCTGCGTTCGCTCTGCACGGCAATTGTCGTCCTGGGCGCAAAGCACGTCATCAAGTAGATGGCCCGTCCTTCGCGGGAAGGACGCGGAAGGAAGACCGTCCACCCGACCCGCGACGACGAGTACCAGCGCCTCTTAGACGCCGCCCCCTCCGAGCTCTACCGCGACCTCTTCGTCACCATGCGCTACGCTGGCCTTCGCGTCTCCGAGGCCGTCTCCCTGCGCTGGGAGCAGGTGGACCTGGAGGCGCTGCAGCTGCAGATCACCGGCAAGGGCAACGTCGAGCGCTACGTTGACATCCTCGCGCCGGTCGAGGCCGTGCTGGAGCGCCGTTATTTAAGGAAACCGCCCGAACCTTTGATAAGCGGCTCCACTTCCAGCTCCCCTTACGTCTTCCCCGGCCCCTCCGGCTATCCGCTCTCGACGCGGGCCGTCCAGCTCGTAATGCAGAAGCTGCGCGAGCGGCTGGGCATCCCGAAGAGCCGCTGCACGCCGCACAAGCTGCGCCACGGCTGGGCGACGGAGATGCTAAACCGCGGGGCGCCGCTGCACGTCGTCAGTCAGCAGATGGGCCATGCCAACATCTCCACAACGAGCGTCTACCTGCACGCCGTCCCCGGCCAGCTCCGGCGTATAGTAGAGGGGCAGTGAGCGAAGAACGCCCCGACTACACCCCCGGCCCAGGGACCAGCCACAGCCGGCCGAGCGCCGTTTGCTGGTCCTGCAAGACGTTCTGCACGCTCTACGAGGACGGCGACATCGACGCCTGGATCGCAGCCCACAACCGCACCTGCGACCTGCCGCGCACCGAGCGCATCCACATCCGGCGCGGCAGCCTCGCCACTCCCCTCACGTAACCCATCCCCGCTCGTCGATATATAATTGGAGCGCCGCCGCGACGAGTGAACGTCCGGCGGCATGGCACCGAAAGGAGTGAGCTTCCGATGCAGCGGCAGTGTAACATCCCCCGGTTGCAAGGCAGTTCGGCACGCGCGAGGCTGGTGCCAGGGCCACTACATGCGCTGGAAAAGGCACGGTGATCCTCTCGCGTGGAGAGCACCACCTCGTACCTATTGCACTGTTGAAGCGTGCGACGCGCCTTCACATGGTAGGCAGCTCTGCCAGCGGCACTACAGCTACTGGAAACATCACGGGACCACCGTGAATCGAAGGCCGGAGCTGAGTATGCCGATACTCGACCGTTTCTCGTTAAGCGTAGGACAAACCGAGGGTTGCTGGCTGTGGCTGGGAGCGCTCAATTCGCAAGGCTACGGCCGCTTCCCGCTTAAGGGCCGGAGACCGTTGGCTCACCGCCTGTCCTATATGCTTGCCCACGGCTCCATTCCCGACGGACTCGACGTGTGCCACCACTGTGATAATCCGCCCTGCGTCCGCCCAGATCACCTATTTCTCGGCACTGCAAGCGAGAACATTCAGGACGCTATCAGAAAGGGTCGTTTTACAGGCCGGCCCCGAGTCACTCAAACCCGATGAATCCCCTCCTCTGAAAATCGTCAAGGATTCGCTGATCGACGACGCCAGCGCTGATCGCCTTCTTGAGCGCCGCCGGGCGCGTGAGCAGAATCCCTAGCCCCTCCCAGGCTGTCTTCATGTAGCGCTGGAGCTTTCGCCAGTCACCGTGAAATGGTGCCCTCTCAACGTAGGAGCCAGCAGATTGGTGCTTGATACGCCAGCCAGGTATGACGGAGGTCCGAGCTGCAATACAGAGATGCCATACGACATCAGCAAGCAGCGGATCGTAAGCGCGATATTTTTCCAGCGCCGGTTCGAGGCGCTGCACCTCCATCAGCCAGTAGTCCCCCCTGCCCATGTGCCGGTCGATAGCGTCTGCCAGCTCGTCGGTGGGCTGCTCTTCGGAGAAACGGGCGCCGCCGCCGACGATGGAGGCGCTGCGCCAGGGGACGCGGACGCGCCCGCGGTAGGAGCCCATCGCCTCGTGGACTTCACAGTGGACGAGCCGGCCGAGGCTGAGCCGGCGGTCTGAGAGGAGCAAGTCGAAGCGGTCTGACCCACTCAAAAGGTAATTCCCCCAATTCCAGGTTGAGAGCGGCAGGTCTGGGGGTTGGCCTCCGGTGGTCCGGTAGGCGGTCAGGAGCCGAGGAGCAAGCGTTTCACGGCGCGCCGGACCTGCTCGGCGAGGCGGTACTTCTCGTGGACATCGACCTCTTTGATGATGCCGTTGTGGTAGGTGAGGGTGACGACGCCGTAGAAGTGGTCGTCAGAGAGGGCGGCAAGGAAGGGGACGATCTGGTCGTCCAACGTCAGCGTGCCCCCCTGGCCTTTCATCCTGCTTATGCAATTGTAAACGCTCAGGGGTGTCAGTTTGGGTGTCAGGCGGGGGAAACGAAGGCCGACGAGGGCGCCGCCATGCAGATAGCGGAAAGGAATGGCAGGGGCGGAGGGATTCGAACCCCCGACCTGCGGTTTTGGAGAGGAGTGGTTTCAGGCACGCAGATTGCCGCGACGCCGCTTTTTGCATCCCGTTTTGTACAGAGGGAGCCCTTTGCCGCCAGCCGTCTTGGTGGTCAACTTGGTGGTCAGCTTTAGCGTCTGAAGAGTGCGTCCATGATGTCCGCCGCCTCTTGCTGCAAGTGGGGCGCTACATGGCTATAGGTGTCCATCGTGATCGCGAACCCGCTATGGCCGAGGATCTCCTGGACAACCTTCGGGTGCACCCCCTTCACAAGCAGCAGCGAGGCCGCCGTGTGCCGCAGATCGTGAAAGCGAATGCGAGGAAGGCCGGCACGGGCGAGGAGCGGCCGGAACGAGCGTTTCATCAGCCATGACGGGTCCACGTGGCCGCCGCCCGGGCTCGTGAACACCAGGTTTTGCAGCGATCTCACGACCTGGCCTTCCCGATGCGCACCAAGAGCAGCGATAGCGACGCCGCTCAGCTGCACGCGCCGGCGGCTGGCCTTGCTCTTTGGCTCCCATTCACTCCATTTCCCTCCAATTCGCCGCGCCGTGCGCCGGACCTGGAGCGTGCCGTCGCCCAGGTCGATATCGTCCCAGTGCAGGCCGGTCAGCTCGCCGAGCCGCAGGCCAGCCGTTACGGCGAGCAGATAGAACGCTTCCAGCGGGTCGCCACGAGCGGCTTCCATGAGTGCCTGGGCCTGGTCAGCGGTGAGTGATTGCATTTCCGTTGCCGGCACCCGCGGCGGCTTCACCAACCCGCAGGGATTCCGCACCATGAGCCCCCAGGCGACGGCATCGGCGAAGGCCCGGTGGAGGAGGCGGTGTACGTGGCCCACCGTCCTGGGCGATACCTCCTCCTCCTTCCGCGCGTACAGCGATTGCAGGAGCTGGGGCGTGACAGCCTTTAATGGGTGCCGCCCGATCTCCGGCATGACGTGAATGACGAGGAGTTGCCGGTAACGTACGTAGGTGCTCGGGCGGACCGTCCGCCTGGCCACGTCCTCAAGCCAGCTCTCCAGGAACTGCCGGACCCGCTGGCGCTCGTCGGGAAGTGGCAGGCCATCATCAAGCGTACGCCTGGCCTGGGCGAGCTTCCGGAGCGCCTCCTGCTGCGTGCCGGCGTAGTAGTCGCGCCGCTGGCGCTTACCTTTGGCGTAGCCGACGCTGACGCGGGCCACCCAGCGGCCGTCCGCTCGCTGAAAGACTGACCCTTCGCCGTGGCCGCGCCGGCGTTTCGTCATCCGCCGCACTCCCAAAGAAGGACGTTGTTGGTAGAAGTGAGCATGCATTCGAAGCTGGCCGCGCCGTGGGTGCACTGTGCGACCTCTCCGGTGTCGGTCTTATTGATCGACCAGGCGCAGCTCGCGGTGCGAACCCCGAAACCATCGGTTCGCTCGCAGTCATCAGGGAAGTTGCCGGTGCAGCTTCCGCTCCAGACCGAGCCGTTACAGAAGGTGCGATCGCAGGTGAAAGCCCCGTCCCGGGTGTGCGTGCAATCGGTCCTGTCCCCCGAAGTGGCGCAGTCCAACCCCCAGCCGCCCGCCGCGTGCGTGCAGAACGCCTGGTAGTCGAAGAAGCCCGTTTGGTGGCACGAGAGGCCGGGCGCGTAGATGAAGACGGCGCCGCCGTGGCTACGGCTGAACCAGTAGAGAGAGGCGGGCCGGTTGCCGATGGCGCCGCACTCGTCCACGGTCATGTTGGAGAGGCCGGCACTGTGGCGGAGAATACGCAGCGCGTCGACCGCATTGATCTGTCCGTTGCAGTCCGTATCTCCGACCGGCTGGGAACCCGAGGCCTGAGCGGTGACAGCTAAGACGAATAGGGCGATCAGGGCGGCGAAGATGAAGTACCAGCGCCGGGGGAGTGTTCTGCGTTCTGCAGTTGCTTCGCCCAATCCATTGCCTCCCGGGTGCTGAGCAGAAGCTCGGTCAGGATCCACATCGCCGGCGGCGGCGGCGGGTTATCGAGGACGGCGAGCGCCGCCTCATAGAAGCGGATATAGGGGTCACGAGCTGGTCCCTTTTCCGGCGAGCTTTCTTCCACCACTACCCTGCTCCCGCGCTGCCTTCCTCACCCAGGGCGCCCGCCCTGCGAGCGCGTCTTCAGTTTCCGAGTTATTAGCGGCTGACGCAATACCCAAATGTCTCTTCTTGTTGAGGTCAACGGCCCGTTTCAGCAGATCCTCAATCGCCGGCCACAGTTCATCGAGGGCTTCTAGTTCTTCTGTTGAAAGGGTAGTCAGACGGCCTCGAATCAGTGGTGGCAGGCCATCGCCCGGCGCTTCCATCTGATAGCCGGGATAGCCACCCAGCCTCAAAGCCTCGCTGAAGTCGGCGCCTACGACATCGGCCATCGGTCTCAGCCGCGCGATGTCTGGTTGCCGTATCCTGCCGGTTTCCACCTTGTTCACGTACCAGGTGGCGATCTCTTCGTTGGTCAGGGGACGCAGGCGCTGTGCGACCTGGGATTGTGTCAGTCCAGCCGATTCTCTGCAACGCCGAAGATACTTACCTAATTCACTCATTTTTGGTGCCCTGTGCCGCATAGCGTATTCCGCAATAGCCTCGCAGTCAATGAAATTGCCGATGAGGCACAGCTTTTGTGGAAAAGTCATTGCCGCAGGGGCTTGACACACAATGCGCTTGCGGCATAGGCTATGCTTCATCAGTTGAGGGAGGGCTACTTGAGGAAAGCACGAGCGCTCCGAGAACAGGCCGGAATGTCGCTGATGGATGTCTGCCGCGCGACCAGCTTGACCCTCGGTCACCTGAGCCGCTTTGAACGGGGCGAGGATGAGATGAGGATCGCCAAGATGCGGGAGCTGGTCGAGCTTTACACGGACAGACTGCGTCGCGGCAGGCAGCCCGTCACGATCGACGAGCTGATCGCCGACGCGCCGCAGGAGGCCCCTGTTGGCTAGCGAGGACATCAGCGTTGGCCCCGTCCTGCTGACGGTGCCGCAGGTGGCGCAGGCGCTGCAGGTCAACCGGAACAAGGTCTGGGCGCTGGTCGGCTCGGGCGAGCTGCCGAGCGTGCGCATCGGGCGCTCGGTGCGGGTGCCGGTGTCGGCGCTCGAAGAGTGGGTCAGGACACAGACGACAGTTTCAGGTCCGGAGGCCGCGCCGGAATTCCTCTCCGCGCGGGGCGAAACCTCCTCCCCGCACCCGAAGGGGCGACCAGACTCGGGTGCGGCCTCCGGCTCTGAAAACGGTAGGTCAAGGGCCGGGAAGGGAGGTCTGCCAGTCTCGTCAATGTGAAGTCCGAGGGGTGCCGACGGAAACCAGTTGCGGATCGTTCTCTGTCGGCCCCCCGAGCGAAGACCGGAACGCTGCGTTCGTAGCCTCCCCTGGCGCACGGCGAGGCGTTCGGGCCTTCCCTCGGGGGAGGTCGCACCCTCTCCCGCCCCTCCCCTGGGGCTCGCCGGGAATGTCACCCCCTCGGAGCCTCAGGGGCATCGAACAAAAAGAACCGCCCCCGGTGCGACGGGGGCGGAAAGGAAAAGGTGAAGTGACCACCCATTCCCATCAGGAGGTTAGCCCAATCAAGACGCAGGCGGAAGTGGAGGCCGAGCGGACTTTGTTGGCACTGGAAGCCGAGGCCCGTCGCTACGGACAGGCGGCCTACCGCTTCGACCCGCACTGGTCGGACGAGCTGGTCGTCCGGCTACAGCCCGCTTACGTCTTCCGGACGAAGGGCGGCGGGTCGGGCGAGGTCGACCGCGAAGGGGCGCTCAGGATGCTGCGCGTCAGCCCCCGGCACCTACAGCCCTCGGGCCGCTGCGACATCTGCGTCCACGGCACGCCCTTCGAGGACGACTGCAAGGAGTGCGCGGCATGAGCTACACAAAGCGCACGCTACGCAACCTGCCACCGAAAAGCCGTGCTCTCGCTGAGCACATCAACGCGCTCGAGCTGCAGCTGCGCCGGCTCAAGCGGCTGCTCCCCTCGCTAACGGCCATCGAGCTAGATGCGCGGCTGGTGAACGCCGACCGCGCGGAGATCGTGGCCGGACGGGTCATCACCCGCATCTGCAGCTGGTGTTTCGTTCCGTATGAGACGTGGGCCGACCATCAGCCGGAGTGTTCGGCAGCGCCGTTCAACGCACGGCTCACGGACGGGGCCAGGGAAGAGGCGGCGTCATGAGCCGTGTCACCGTCGAGAGCATCGTCCGCCGTGATGAGATCCACTTGCCCGACGGCATCGGCCTTTCCGACGTGCACCGCTGGGGCAAGGTGCACCTTCAGCGGGAGGAGCTGCCGTATACCCTCTGCGGCCGCGTCGACACGCAGCGCCTGGCCAGCCGCCGGGTTCACGAGCACAACCTTTGCCGGAAGTGCCGCGCTGAACTGGAGCGCCGCTATGGGTGACCGCCGGCCCGAGAGGGAAGAGGCGGCGTCGTGAGCGATTGGGAATCGCGCTACGAGGACGCCAAACGGGAGGCGTGGGAGGACCGCGTCGGGCCGGACACCGCCTTCTGTCCCGAGTGCGGCGCGAAGATGCTGACGATTGAGTACTGGCCGCAGACGCGGATCAACCCGGAAAGCGGCTCATGGCGCTGCCCCGAGTGCGGAACGGAGTGCGAGGTATGACGGCAGTGAGCGCCCCCGTCTACCCCAAGCGCTGTGTCTCCTGCTATGGCCCGCTGGCCGGCGGCCTGTTCGGGCGCGCCTACTGCGCCCGCTGCCTTGCCGACATCGGTGCCTGGAACGACGAGATCAGGCGCCGCAAGAGGATGTCAGCGGAGCGCAAACGCGCCTACTACAGGGCGCTGCGCGACGCGCCCGAGGGCATCGTCTACACGGCGGTTACCTACATGGGCGAGTGCCCGGCGGGCGACGGGCGGCTGAACGTGACGTATGCCGTCGTCAAGCGGCAGGGACAGTGGTGGCACGCAGGCTGTGACCCCGAGCCGGATCCATCCCGGAAGGAGTGCTGGTGCGGCCCCTCGGAGACGGGAGAGCACGACCGCTGCTACCGGATTCGCTACGCCTTCCTCTGGCTGCTGCGGGGGTTGCGCGAGTCCTTCCAGAAGCAAGAGATACCGAAAGGATTTCGACGATGACAACCGAACGCACGGAACCTGTCCTCGTCTTCGCACAACTGGAAGAGGTCAAGCAGAAGCGAGTAAAGGGCGCCGGCACGGAGTATACGGCGCGCCTGACCGCCTGGTTCGACAAGGCGGACCTGCCGCACCTGGCGACGCTGCAAGAGCGGGTGATGCAGGTCGCGTTCACACCGGCGCCGCTGCACCCGGACTTCGAGCCGTCATGAGCGGCGAACACGAAGGGGAGTTCCCGCAGGCGAAGGTCAGCGTCTCCTTCAACCAGTCCACGACGGGCAAGGGCGAGGGCTACCGCGTCTCAGTGAATGACGAGGCGACGCAGGAGGACGTGGACCGGGCGGTAGCCGTCGCCGCGCGCGCCCGCCTGGCGGCGCTGGCCGCGCTCGGCCGTGTGTGCTGCGGTCCTTCCGGGGAAGGAGAGGCCGCTCTACTGGACGCAGCCGCCGTCAACCACATCCACGCCTGCCATACCTGCTACCGCGACGGCATCTGCGGGGACGGCGCCGCCCTGCTTGACCAGGCGCGGGAGCTGGCGGAGGTGACGGCATGACGACGAAGTACGCGCCGTCGGACACGGTCGCCGGGCGCCTGTACCGCGTCGAGATCCAGGCCGGCGAAGGCGTCTGCGACTGCCGGGGCTATCGCTCCTGGGGGCACTGTAAGCACGTTGACCGCGCACTAGCTGAGGAAAAGGAGAGCAACGCGATGACGACGAAGGCCACAGAGGAGAACGCGTCCTTCCCCGGAAGGACCGACGACCGGGCGCTCGTCCAGCACGATGGGCGGCCGCCTGAAGCGGTCGCGGTGAGCCCGCCGGCGCGGGTGCTGCCGACAATCGAGGAGCTGGGCATCATGGGCAAGATTGCCACCTCGCTCGTCAACGCCCGCGGTCACGCTATCCCGACGGCCATCGACTCACCCTCGAAGGCGGCGGCGGTGATGCTCGCCGGCTGGGAGCTTGGGCTCCGGCCCATGACCGCCTTCCGCCACATCTTCGTCGTCAACGGGCGGACGGCGCCGGACGCGCAGGTGATGATGGGCCTGGTCCAGGCGAAGGACCCCGGCGCTCAGTTCGTCTTTCACACGTACACGCACGACGCCTGCAAGGTGGAGCTGCGCCGGTCGGGGCGGGCGCCCGTCGTCGTCGAATACACGAAGGCCGACGCCAGGCAGAGCGGCCAGCTGGCGAAGGAGGGGCCGTGGCAGCAATACACCCGCGATATGCTCGCCTGGTCGGCCGTCAAGCGGGCCTGCCGCCTCGGCGCCGCCGACCTCATCAACGCTATCCCGAGCATCGATGTCGGGGACATGGGCGACGTAATCGAGGCGACGGCGACCGAGCTGCCGGAGCCGTCGCCGCAAGAGGTGCAGGCGGCGCTCCTTGATCCTTCCACGGAAGGACGCGGAGACCCCGCCCAGCTCACGGAACAAGAACTGGCAAACGAGGGCATCGGGGCGAACGGTGGCGAGCAGGGCTAAGGGCGCGGGGCGCTGCCCGACGTGCGGGCGCCCGACGCCCTACGAGGTGCTCGCCGCCGACGATCTCGTCGCCGTGGCGCGGTATGAGGCGGCGCTGATCGTCCTCGAAGAGACGGCGGAGGCGTTCGGCGTCAGCGCCGGCACGCTGATCGCCCGCTCCAACGTGCGCCAGATGGTCGAGGCGCGGCGTCAGGCGGCGCTACGGCTGCGCGGGGCTGGGATGTACCTGAAAGAGATCGGGGCGCTCCTGGGCGGCCGCGACCACAGCACGGTCAGCACGCTCCTCTCGGCGCCGGCGGGACGGCGATGACCGCTTCGCAAAATGTGCCAAAAGCGAACTCAGGAACGGGGGAGACAGACGCGGGGGCCATGACTAGCGGAGGCAAGGGTTATTCGATGGAGACACGTCCTCTGGGCCAAAACACAACCGTTAATGCTCGCGGCGGCGTTCGCGCTGCCGCTCCTGATCGCTGCGTTCGCGCTGCCGCTCCTGATCGCTGCGGCCGAGGTGGCCTGGTGGGCGGCGGAGGCCCGCCTGCCGGACGGGCAGGGCGGCTATGAGGGGCGCTCTACTGTCGCTCTGGACGGCGGCTACGGCGCTGAGCGTGGCGCTGATCGTGCTGGCGCTCCAGACGGGCACGGACGGCCTTCTGTGGCCCCTGGGCTTGTCGCTGACGTTGGCAACGCTCTCCGCTACGACGCTGTCGCTGGAACCGTGGCTGAGCCGCCGCTGGACCATCTGCCAGCGCAACCGGCGCCTGCGCCAGCTCCGGCGCCAGCACCGGAACCGGCGCCTGCGGTCTATCAGCCGCAGACAGAGATCGAGCGGCTACTATGCTCAAAGCCCTGGGACTGCGCCGCGATCGTCAGGATCGCCCGCTGCGAGTCCAACTTCCGGCCTGACGCCGTGGGAGCGGGATCGTACGGCTTACTACAGATACAGGCGTCAGTATGGGCCGGGTTCTTTCCGCGATTCTGGGAGACGTGGATGATCGCGGCGGTAAACATCGAGATGGCGTGGGTGATCTACCAGCGGGCCGGGCACTCGTTCAGGCCGTGGTCATGTTGGTGAAGGCGTGTGGCTAATCGTGCCTTCCGGGTGTTTAGCGTCTGCACCGGCGCGGGCGGACTCGACCTCGGGAAATGCGGTCGTTCCCGCCCAGGCAGCGTTTGCGTGGCGGGAGTTGAGGGGGCGGTTCGCGTGAGTGACAGGAGCGCTATCGAGTGGACGGATGCGACCTGGAACACCGTCTACGGCTGCACGAAGGTTAGCCCCGGCTGCGCCAACTGTTACATTTCCAGAACTCCGCCCTACCGGATGAAGGGCCTGCGGTTCGAGAGAGGGCGTATCCCTGTTCAGTTGCTCCCTGAGCGCCTGACACTGCCTCTCCGCTGGAAGAAGCCCCGCCTGGTGTTCGTGAACTCCCTCTCCGACACCTTCCACGAGGACGTGCCGGACGGTTTGATCGCGTGGCTTTGGATGACTATGGCGCGCACCCCTGAGCATACATACCAGGTGCTGACGAAGCGTCCTGAGCGGATGCTGGACTTTGTCCGCCGCTGGTCTGATCTCAGCGGTGAGCCTAGAGAGCCGCAGCTTGTACGGGGGCCGGAGGCGACACGTAAGGCGCACCCAAGCGGGCGGGGCCAGCTCTTCGCTGCCTACCTCGAAGAACTGGCAAAGGCATCGGGTGTTGATGGTGCGCCGCCGCCGGGAGCGGCGTGGCCGACGTTTGATTGGATGGAGGGATGGCGCTGGTATCCCACATGGCCGCTCCCGAACGTCTGGCTCGGCGTCACGGTCGAGAACCAGCGTTTCGCTGACGAGCGGATACCGCTGCTGCTGGAAACGCCGGCGGCGCTGCGCTTCCTGTCCTGCGAGCCACTGCTAGGGCCGCTGGATCTGCGGAGATGGCTCGGTTTGCGCGGGGTCTATGAGATGGAGCAGTTAAAGCCGGCGCTGATCGACTGGGTGATCGCCGGCGGCGAGTCGGCGGGACCGGCTGGGCGAGCGTTGGTGGAGCGCTGCGTCGCCCACGACTGCCGGCGCCTTGAGGATGGCGTCTACTGCATCGCTGTCGTCATGGACAGCGACGGCAACATCAACAACGCGATCCCGTGCTACGCCTGTCAGGGGACGGGTTACCGCCCGAAGCCGGAAGCGCTCGCCTGGGTGCGCTCGCTGCGCGACCAGTGCCAGGCCGCAGGCGTCCCCTTCTTCTTCAAGCAGTGGGGCGGTCCTCGGCCTACGTCCGGCGGACGGCTCCTGGACGGGCGGACGTGGGACGAGATGCCCGATCACAGACGCCAACAATTAACCGCTCAAAAGCCGCTTGACCGGGAGGAGGCCGCGATACACTAGACACCCCGCGCCCCAGGCGGGCGCACCCTCAACAGCGAGCGGGTCCGGCCGGGCCGTTCGCCCCAATCTCTCTGCTAATTGCGTAACGAGCCATTTGAATACGGGCGGTGCCTCTGTGCCCGCAATGGGGGTTTTCTATGTCCGCTTCCGCTTCCCGAGAAGCTCAAAACCTCATCGCTTTCCCCTCTTCGTCGTCGTCTATCTATCTAGAGGGGAGGGGCGGTTCTAGAGAGACGATAGACGACGAAGATAACGTCCTGCGCGTTTGCCGCGACGAGGGCGAGCTGGTCGAGCGCCTCTGGCGCGAGTTCCGGCTGCCAGCGCCGGACGCTCGGCGCGCCTTCCGGCGGTTCGGCCTGGCCGCCTGCGAGCGCTCCTACGTGCAGACGAAGAGCGCCCACGGCCTGCGCAAGCTCCGGCGACCGGCGGGCTGGTTTATGGCGACGCTGATCAAGGGGCTCGTCTGGACCGATGCTGAGTACCGCGAGCACCTGGACCAGCCGCACTTTGGAGACTGAGGCGTGAAGCGGATCGGCGACCATCTATCCGGCTCGCGCGCCGAGGAGCAGCTCGAGGAGCGCATCCCGCCGGGGTCGGTCTGGGTCTGGGGGGCGGAGGTGGAGCAGCGCAAGGGCTGCGTGCGCTGCCAGCTCGACCGCACGAAGCTCGTGAGGGATCCGATGCCCGGCCATACGTGCGGGAGCTACCAGCCGCTGGGGCCGGTGCTGAAGGACGAGAACGCGCGCCGGCGGCGGGAGGCGATGGAGCTGAGCGAGTGTCCGGAGTGCCACGACGCGGGCTACGTCTGGACGTACGCGCCGCAGCCAGGCGAGCGGGTCGTCGAGAGCGGCGGCCAGGCGGCCGCCTTCCGGGACCAGCGGGGGACGCGCTGGCTGGTCCGTTGCCGGAGGTGCCGGAGAAGCGCGTCCGTGTATCGCTGAAGGAGGAACGGGTATGACGGCTCCGGATTTCGTCGAAGGCGCGAAGAACCAGGTGACAGGCGTGACGCTCCGCTACATCAGCGGCGAGCCGAATGTCTCCCGCGCTACACCTGCGGGAGGCGCTGGGCAAGATTGGCGCGGCTGTCGAAGTAGCCGCACGAAGGAGCCGAGCGAATGAGGTTCTGTGACCCGCATTGGCAATCTCTACGAGCCTCAGTCACCAATGGGCCGAGGACGTGAGCCGTGCCTGAGCGCCCAGAGGCAGAGATAGCACTTCGGCGGCTGCGCGTGACCTGTGTGGAGGTCGCGGAACACAGGGCCGCGCTTGCGCCGCGATGGGCTGAGGTCTGTACCGACATCGCCGCTGTCCTTGCCTACGCGGATACGCTAACGGAGATGCTTAGGGAAGTGCGCGAGCGCGTCGATAATTGCCACGGCTGCATTAAACAGGATACTGGCCTGTCTGTGAGGCTTGCCGCCCTGCTGCCTGTCGCCACTGTCGCTACTGACGCCAGTGACGTTGACGGCTCGTAGACCCTCGCTGCACGCTTAGGCTGCGTTATGGCGTCCCACGTCCCCGTGGGGCCGCATGACCTCCCTTGACGGTCCTTCCCTCCCCGGGGAAGGGCCGCTCGCTTTTCCGCCGCCTCCTGATGTCGTCTCCTGTCGTCTCTCGCCGCCTCACCGCGCGCCAGGGGAAGGCGCTTGCGCTCCTCGCCGACGGCCTGACGACGCAGCAGGCGGCGCCCGCCGCCGGCGTCTCGCAACGCACGGTGCAGCGCTGGCTCGCCGAGGACGACCTCTTCGGCCAGGCGCTCAGGACGGCGCAGGACGATTTTGTTAAGGCGTCACTCCGCATCCTGCGGGCGAAGGCGGTCCAGGCGGCTGAGTGCGTTGTCGAGCTGATGGAGCGCGGCGACAAAGACGACAACGTCCGCATGAGGGCGGCCCAGGACATCCTCGACCGCGTGCACGGCAAGGCCGCGATCCGCATCGGCGGCGTCGAGGAGGACGCGCCGCCGCTTCGCATCGAGATGGTGCACCCGGCAGCAAGGGCATGACGGTAACGACCGCCGGCGATATGGCGCTGCTCGCGCAGGAGCACTGGCCCCGTCTGGTAAGGGTGGCCGCGAGCTACCGCGCGGGCGACGCCGAGGAGATCGCCGCCACGGTGATCGCGCGGCTGGCGGGCCATCCCGACCGCCCCGTCGGGAAAGGCAGCGCCCTGTCCTACATCATGCGGGCGGTCCGCAACCAGGCGGTCAACGCCATGCGCGAGCGCTACCGGCACGGGCGGCGGGAGCTAGCCTACGGCGCCCGGATGCGGGAGCCGGCGCCAGACCCCGCCGAGAGCGCGGCCACAAGCGAACGCCTGGCCGCGGTGCGCGCCGCACTGTCGGCGCTCACGCCGAAGGAGAGGGAGGCAGTCGCGCGCGTGGCGGCGGGGCTGACGGTGGGCAGCGCCGGCAAGGTGCGGCTGCACTACGCCCGTAAGAAGCTCCTGGCGCTGGCCCCGCCTTGACGGCAGCCGTCGAGCGCCGTTTCGTCGCGGACGTCGGCTCGCCGGAGAAGGGTTGGCCCCAGGCCGACTTCCTCTTCGACCGCGAGCACTTCTACTGCGGCTACTTCGGCGGCGTCGGCATCGGCAAGACGCTGACGCTCGTGCACGACGCCTTCAGCTACGCGTTGGAGTACCACGGCAGCCGCCAGATCATGACGGAGCCGTCGTTCCAGATGATCAGGGACGTGCTGATCCCGACGATCAACGAGGAGTATGGCGACGTGGAGGGCCGCGCCTTCCGCATGACGAGGGCGCCGCCGATCAACATAACGTTCACGCAGGCGCCGAGCCTGTCCGCCCCTGGCGGGCCAACGCGTGTGCACCGGCGCTCCGAAATCTGGTGCCGCTCCACCGGCACGGGGCAGCGGCAGTACGGGCCGAACATCCACCGGGCGCTGCCCGACGAGGTGACCCTGGGCAACCAGGAGGAGCCGGTGCAGATCCTCGCCCAGCGCTGCCGGAACGTCTACGGCGGCTACCCGCAGCAGGTGAAGATGGCGGGGACGCCGAAGGGGCGCAACTGGGTCTGGGCGTTCATGATCGAGCACCCGAAGCCGGAGCGCCCGGCCTACCAGGCCTCCTCCGAGGACAACCCGCATCTGCCGCCGGACTATATGGCCCGGCTCCTGGAGTTCTACGGCGGCTGGGACAACCCGCTCGCCCGCCAGGAGCTGGGCGGTCAATGGCTGCAGCTGGTCGGGCCGGTGTTCCCGCAGTTCTCGCGGCAGACGCACTGCCGGGAGCTGCGCAAGGAGCACACCTGGAAGGACTTTCGAAAGCGCGTCGGCGGCATCGACTTCGGCGGCGTCTCGCCGACGGCGCTGGCCGCCGCCGGCGTCGCCCACACGGGCCGCGTCTGGGCCTACGCCGAGTGGTACAAGCACCAGGCGACGATGGACGAGCTCGTAACCGAGATGAACGCCTGGAAGACGCGGCACGGCGTCACCCGCTGGATCGCCGACCCTTCGGGCAAGGAGGAGATCAAGTTCCTGGTCCACCACGGGTTCGAGGTCGAACCGGCGCGGCACGGGAACGACATCAAGCTGCGGGTGCACCTGATGGGGCGCCGGCTGAACGTCGGCCACGACGGGCTGCCCGGCTGCTACTTCACGACGGCAGTGCCCAACCTGATCACGGAGACGGAGACGCTGGCCTGGAAACGTATCAAGATTCCGGGCCGGGGACTGGAGATCATGTCGGACGAGTTTGAACGGGGAGCGCCGGACCATGCCGTCGACGCCTTCACCAACGCGCTCTCTGACATCGACGACCCGCCGCCGGAGCTGCCCGCCTGGCGCTGGCAGACAGCAAGGAGAGCATGACAACGACACCCTCGAAGGAAGATATCCGGCGCTGGCTGGGCGAGCTGCGGAGCCACTACGACGCCCGCCAGAAGCGTAACGAGAAGGCCGACGACTTCGTCCGCAACGAGTACGCGGTCGAGGCGCCGATGCCGTCCGCGGACCTGATCGCCGAGCCCTACGTCTTCCGCCAGAACCGCGGCTCCGAGATCTACAACCGCGCCCAGGGCATCCTCAACGTTCATTCGCACGTCTCCGCCGAGGTGCCGGGCCGGCGCGCCGAGGAAGCGGAGAAGTGGATCAACCTGGCGCGGCCACAGGCGGAGTGGGAGGACGGCGAGGACACAAACAGCGCCGTCACCAAAGAGGTGATCACGAAGGGCTACAGCGCCGTGAAGGTGCTGCCCAACCCGCGCAAGTGGCAGGGCTACCCGCGCGAGCAGACGATCACCGACGCCAAAGCCTACACGAAGGCGGTCAAGGAGTACGGGCAGACGGCGCCCCTGCCGTTCAGCGTCTGGCACATACCGGTAAACACCTGGTACCCGCTCCTCAACGGTCGCAAAGTCATCCGCTCGCTAGAGTGCAAGAAGGTGACACGGAGCTGGATCGAGGCCCGCTACGGCGACAGCCTGGACCAGGGCGAGCACGAGGAGCTCCGGGGCCTGGCCGCCGAGATCGAGTTCGTCGAGTACGTCGACGACACGATCTGCGGCTACTACATCTACGGACCCGAGGGCTCAGACTTCGCGAAGGAGCTCCGGACCTGGCCGCACCGCATGGACCTGGGCAAAGGCCGGGCGCCGGTCGTCCTCTACGAGGGGATCACCGAGGTCGACCCCAAGCCGGAGTACCGCTGGAAGGGCCTGATCGACGACATCATGCCCACCCTCCAGGCGCAGGACTTCGCGCTCTCGCGCACGGCCACGGTCGTCCAGGTCTTCTACTGGCTGACCGTCATCCACCGCATCAAGGAGGGCGGCGCCAGCCTCGAAGACCTGAAGAACACCCGCCGCTTCGTGCTCGGCGGTACCAACTTCGTGCTGCCCCAGGAGGAGCTGGAAGTGCTGGGCCTGCCCGGCCAGCTGCCCGACGCCGAGGCGCTCTACGTGCGCACCGAGGAGCGCATCAAGCGGGCCTTCCCCGACGCCCTGCAGGGCCTGATCGACGGCTCGTCGAGCGGCTACCTCTACAACCTGGTGCGGGACAGCGCCCTGATCCTCGTGAAGCCGATTGCCAACAACCTCGCGAAGGGCGACGCCGAGGTCGCGCGCCTCATCTTCCAGGCCGTCGGCGCCATGCAGCGGATCACGCGCCAGAAGCGGCTCACGGTCTACGTGCGCGAGGCGACGGACGAGGGCGTCAAGGCGATAGGCGTGAGCTACGACCAGGTGAAGGAACTGGGGCCGCTGATCAGGGCCAAACGCGACGCCGACCTGCCGGTCGATGTCCACTCCAAGATCGACGCGGCGATCAAGGCCTGGAAAGAGCTGCGGCTGCCCTGGGACCACGTGATCGCCGAGATTTACGGCGCCGACAACCCCGAGGAGCTGGAGGAGGCCCGGGACCTCGAGGATATCGAGCGCGACCCGCAGGTCACCGAACGCACCCGCGCCGACGTGTTCGCCGAGATGGACGCCATCATCAACGAGCGCGAGAGCATCAGCCTTGCCGACGCCCAGCAGTCGATCGACGCGAACGGCCCGATACCGCCAGCGCTGGCGCGGGCGCTCGGCCTGATCGGCCCGGAGGCCGGCTTGCCCGGAGCACCGATGCTGCCGCCCGAGGCAATGGTCGTCCCTGAGCCGTCCGTCGAACCCTACCCGCCGCCGGTGGCCACGGCGCCGCCGGCGGCGCCGCCGAAGGTCGCCGGCCGGAACGTCAGCCGCACCAGTCCCCGCGCCGGCACGAAGACCCAGAACAAGGGCACGCGCCGGAAGGCGGCGCCGCCTGGCGTGAGGGGCCGGGCGTGACGCGCGACGGCATAGTCGAGCGCAAGAAGCGCCTGGCGCGCGCCGCCGCCGAGCGCACGATTGAACGCATTGAAGCGATGCGAAACGCATTGAACGTCCACCCCTGGCACGACGGCGGCGAGCTGGACCCCGAGGAAGCGCTCGCGGCCTTCAGCGCGATCGTGGACGACGACCAGGCGCAGCTCGAGCTGATCGAGAACGAGCGCCGGCTCTGGCGGCTTGAGCCGGGGCGCATCCCGCGCCGGCTCTTCCTCGAAGAGCAACAGATGTACCAGAAGTACCTTGAGGCCGGCGGCCCCGTCCGGCCCGGCCCCGTGTTGGAGAACCGAGATGCCAGCTGACGGCGAGCCCCACCCGACGAACCCGAACCTGATCTACGACGCCGACAGGCGCGGCTACGTGCCGCGACAGAGCGGCCAGGCGCCGGGAACGCTGCCCGGCCCGCCCAGCCAGGGCAGCGACTTCCCGGCAGGAACCTACGCCGAGGAACCCGGTATCTACGTGGACGAAGACGGCAACTACATCGAGGTGTTCGCCGACGGCTCCGGCTCCTTCGTGGACGCCCCCGGCCCCTCCCCGGAAGGACCGTCCGCCGGCCCGGGGGGCAGGAGCGGAGGCGGCAGCGGCGGCAGCTCCGGCCGCCGGACCGGCGCGGCCGCGTCGGCGCCCTCGCCGCCGGTCTCCGTCGCCGGCGTGCAACCGATCGGCCACGGCTACATCGAGGTGCGTTACTCCGACGGGTCGAGCGAGGTGATGGCCGACCAGGGCGCCAGCTACATCAGCGAGGTGCGCCAGATCGCCCCCGGCCTCTACGGCCTCGTCGACCAGAACGGCCGCATCTTCCAGACGACCGCCGACCCGTCCTACACCAATCCCGAGAGCGTCCGCCAGTACAACGAGACGCTGGCCGAGAGCCGCCGTGCGACCAACCTCGACTACAACGCCGGCGTCCGCGGTCAGGACATCGACCGCGAACTCGGCCTGCGCCAGCTCGCGAAGAGCTACCTGGACACAGCGACGAGCATCACCGACCCCTACCGGCAGGCCGCTTACATCCTCGGCGTGCGCGGCGGCGTCACGCCCGTCGAAGGCGCGCTCCGCACCTTCCGCGAGAGCATCCTGCCCGAGATCCGCGCCGTCCCCGCCGTCCAACCGCTGCCCATCACGGCCACGGCCGCAAAGGGCATAGGCCCCGTCACCAACGAGAACATCCTCGTCGGCGAGGAGGGACGCCCCGAGATCGTGAGCGTGAGAGGCGGCCGCTTTCAGGGCGTCACGCCTGCCCGCCCTGGCGGGCCTGCCCGCAGCTTCGCCCCGGGCTCGACCCCGGCAGAGGTCCGCAACCGGGGCCGTCAGCCTGGCCCGTTAAAGGGACAACCTCGCCCCGCAGCGACTGGACAATACCCGGTCCCCGAGCGCCAGCCTGACCCCCGGCGCGCACGCCGCTACAGCGGCGGCATCGACGCCCTCCGTCTTCAGCGCAAGGCCAGCGCCGCCCGCGCCCGCGGCGAGACAGCGCTCGCCGAACAGTTCGAAGCGGAGGCCGAGCTGGCGCTCGGTCGCGGCGCCGGCACGCTGGAGGCCCAGGCTTACGACACGACCGGCGACCTGCTGTTTCAGTCGATCTACGGCCAGGCGCCGCTCGCGGGCGATGCCGCCGCCTACGACCTTCTGAGCGACCGGCCGCGTGTCTTCGGCGTCACCCTCCAGGACCCGGACCAGCTCGCCTACCGCTTCGGCACCCTGCCCCCGGATATCCAGGACCTGATCCTCTCCCACTACGCCGGGGGCGGCGCCATGAGCGCCAACGAGTTCCTGCGCAAGATCCGCGACGTGACGCCAGTCGGCCTTGCCGCCGGCACGAGGTTCGGTTACCGGGGCTAAGCGAATGCCAGCACCCAGGCGCATCTTCCGCTACCGTCTCGGCAGCGGGGCCACCGTTGCCCGCAACCGCCAGGAGCGGCGCCAGTTGCGGCCGCTGCCGCTGCGCAGCCGGACGGCGGAGGAACGCCTCGGGCCCCTCGGCGCCAGCACGTCCGTCCCGCCGCTCAGGAGCCGGACGCGCGAGGAACGCTTCGGGCCGCTCACGGGGGCGCCGCGCCTCACACCGGTGCCGCAACCCCTGCTCGGCGTGCAACTGCCAAGCGAGACGTTCCAGCAGGCGCAGGCGAGGCAGCAGGCAGCGCTAAGAGCCCTGCCGCCGCTCGGTCCGGCGCCCGCGCCGACGGTTATCCCGAGCCGACGTCCGGGCGAGTTCTACAGCTTCCCGCCGGACATGGCGCCGGAGTCGGAGCCGCCGGGCTACGTGGACGAGCTGTTCGCGATCAACCGCGCGCGCCTGGAGCCGGTGCTGGGCGCCACCATCCGCGAGGTGGAAGCGGGCCAGGGCGGCCTCCGCGACTACCAGCGGCGGGCGATCGCGCTGGCGCAGCCCGAAGACCTGGCGCGCTCAACGGCGACGAAGAACCTGGGTGAGCTGCCCGGCTGGGACATCGGCCGTCCGCACGCCTTCTCGCTCGTCGACGCGCCCGTGCTGCGCGACCTGACGACGGTGGACGAGCCGCTGCCGGGCACGAAGCCAATCGGCGGCGTGTCGTTGGCCGAAGCTGCCGCCTTGCCGGTGGGCCTTACAACGGGCCTCGCGGCGGCGCTGAAGCGACAGGGACTTAAGAGCGCGGTTGCGCGAGCGGTGGAGCGAGGCTTGCCTGTCGAGGCACTGGAGCAGAGTGGAGTGCTGGCCGCGACGCAAGGCCCGTCCGTGGGGAACGTATTGCTGCGGGGCGGTGGTGCTCTTGCCGGCGGCGAAGCGGCCGCTCGGCTGACGAGCGCGGGGCTGGCCGAGACCGACTTGCCCTCCGAAGTGCAACTAGCAGGGGCGGTGGCTGCGGGCTTAGGCGGTGGTGCGGGCGGATACGCGGTAGCGCCGTCGGCGGCGACCGCGCTCGGGGCGGGCGGCCGCGCCATCCGCGCCATCCCCGAGACGGGCCCGGGCCGGGCGCTGATCCCGCGCGGCGTCGATATCGAAGCTATAGGGCGGGCGCCGGTCATGCTCGACACGCTCTACGGCATCCCGCCGAGATTAAGGCCTGCCCAGCCGGAGCCTCTCCGCGTGAGCGGGCGGGCGAACCTGGCCATGGGCGAGCCCAACACCATCGGCCTTCGCCTGCCCACTCAGTTCAAGCCGCTAGGAAGGGATGGGTTCGAAGCCGCAGTCGCCGGGACGGACATCCTCGTCTACCGGAACCCGACAGGACGGTACGCTATCGACCTGGGCGACATAAACGACCGCCTCTCCCTCGGCGGCGGCTTTGCGCCCGAGGGAGGTCCGCGCCCCGTCAGCAACCTGGCCGAAGTGGTCCGCGTCGTACGCGACATCGCCCGCGCCAACCCGGACGCGGTGTTCGAACCAACAGTAGTAAACACGCAGCTCACCCGCGTCCTCGACCGGCTCGGAGTGCCGCGATCGCCCAGCGAACCAAATAGAATTAGCGGGTACACGCCAGTGCGCTTCATCTTCGACAGCGACATCCTGGAGCGAGCTCTTGCCGGCGAGCTCCGGGTTGATCCTGCCGATGCCTTGCGCCTGATGAACAGACAGGAGCTGTCCGACCGCTTTGCTGCCCTCGAACGGCGCATTGACAGGCTGCCGCCGGACTCCCCGGCATACCGCGCCCTTCAGGAGCAAATGGCCGAGGTCTACCGCCACTGGGCGGCCCGTTCAGGGGTCGCGCAACAGACGCCTGGGGTGACGGAGGCGAGGACGGCCCCCCTGCCGGCGCCGGGGAGCGTCAAGGACGCCTATGTCGTCTGGCAGGCAGCCAAGCGACGGAACCCAGACGCCTTGATCGTCATCGAAATGACCCAGGGCGACCTCGCCCTCGTCGGCGACGACGCGCGCCGCGCCGCCCAGGTTTTCAGGGAGGCCGGCCAACACCTCGACCACCCTCTCGGGGAGTGGAATATCGGGGGCCGGATGGAAGAAGAGTTCGTGCCCTACCTGCACATGACGGGCGATCTCGTGGCCTGGCTCCGTGAGGCCGGCGAGACGGTGCTTGTCCGTGGTCAGCGCGGCGGAAGGCTGAGCGGCCCCCGCCCGAGCAGAGGGCCGGCGTCTGCGGCCGAACCGTCCGGGGAGTACGACCCGATGGATGTCCAGGCGACGTTTACGCGGCTTTACAACGAGACGATGGCGGCCGGCGATTACGAGGCGGCGATCGACTTCGGCGTCGGCGCCGCCGGCAAGACTGATGCCGAGATTACGGCGGACCTGAGGAGGATGGGTCTCGACGACGACGCCGTCGAGCGTCTGTTCAAAGAGAACGACGCAGACCGAGCGCCGCGCACGATCCCTGACGAGCAGGAGCAGGAACTGGGCGGCTTTACTGAATCCGGAACCGAGGGCATCGACGGCGAGCGCGAAGGGGGCATCGGGGCGATGGCACAGCGGGTGCTGCGCGAGGAGCGGGGGGGATACGGCGGCGATCCTGTCCAGGAGGGCGATCATGTCCGCGGGATTGCCCGCAATGGCTCAGAGAAGGAGGGCTTCGCCTACCACTTTACGCCGGAGTGGGTGTCTGTCTACGAGATCAAGACAGGAAACCCGATGGCGCTTCGCAGGGACAGCATCCGCAACCTCTCGCGCGCACCTAACACACCAGCCGACGCCACCGTCCGGCGCGCCCGCATGACGGAGCAGGGCGAGGTGGTCGAGGAGGACACGTTCGCCACGGAGCGTGAGATCGGCGGCATCCGTGAGCAGCAGGGGGCCATGTTCGAGGGCCAGGGCGGCGGTGGACTTGCACCCGAAACGGCAGGCCCGCTCTTCCGGCAAGGTGAGGCGGCAGGGCCACCCTTGACGCCTGCCGAGCAGACGATTTTGCGCGACCTTCGCACCAACCAGCAAACCGCAAGGCTGAACGCTAACGAGAAGCGGTATCTTGCCGAGCTGGAAAGCCGCGCGGGTGCACCACGTCCAGCCGCAGAGGGCGCAGGCGGTGCCGGCCAGCCGCCCAGCCGGCCGCCGACAGCGCAGGCAGCGCCCGAGCCGGAACCGGAGGGGCGCCTTCCGACGCAAGAAGAAGTTACCGCTATCACGGACGAGCCCTTTGGCGGCTTCACGCGCCCCGACGGCATGCCGCTAGAAGGCGGGCCGCCGGACCTCGGCGCATCTGACCTCGGACGCCTGGGCCAGCGTGGCGCACCGCCACCGCCAGACATCGACGGCGGCTCGTTCAGCCGCGAGCTGACGACGGTGCCCGTGCGCGAGGTCGAGATGCGGCCGGAGCTCTTCCAGGCCCGCGACGCCGACGCAGGCTCTGCCTTCGGCGAGCGCCGCGTCGATGAGCTGGTGCGCGCCTGGGACGACGCCGAGTTCGAGCCCCCGCACGTCGTCCGTGACCCCGAGAGCGGCAAATACATCGTCTACCGCGGCCACCACCGGACGGAGGCGTTCCGGCGCGTCAAAGGCGCTGGCGCCGAGATGCCGGTCTACGTCGTCAACGCCGACCTGCGCGACCCGGACCAGCTGGCGCGCATCGTGGCCGAGGCCGACGCTTCCAACTTCAAGACGGCACTCCCCAACTACCGCGAGAAGGTGCGCGCCGTCCAGCGCGCCTTCGAGATGGGCGCCGACACGGACGAGGTCGCCCTCCGTCTGCGCATGACGCCCGGCGAAGTCGACGGCTACGCCGACGCCGCCCGCATGGGCCGCCAGGTGATCGACAGGGTGACAGCCGAGCCAACCCTCGAACCGTTCGCCCGTGAGCTGGGCCGGGCCCGCCGCCTCTACGGCGTCTCTGAGGAAGAGGCAGCGGCCTGGTTCAAGCGCATCGCAGACGGGCCGAAGGGCCAGCGCCCGACGCAGTCGGCCCTCCGCGAGACCATCGAGAAGTTTGGCGCACAGTGGGAGATGGCGCAGGCTACACGGGCGTTCGCCGGCTTCGAGGACCTGGGCGGCCAGCGCGGCGGCATCCTCGAAGTGCTGGCCGCCGCGACGAAGGCGCGCACGAAGCTGGAGAAACAGCGAAACGCAGCCATCAGCGCCCAGCGCCACGCCCGGCGGCTCGCGAAATCGCCCGCCGCGACGGCTGCGGACGCTTCTGCAGCGGAACAGACGGCGGACCTGGCCCGGCGGGAGCAGGCCCGCATCGAGGCGGAGCTGGCGGCCGCCGACGAGGACGTACTCCGGGCCTTCCGGGCACAGCAGGGCATTACGGAGCCGCCCGGTCCTTCCCTGGAAGGACCCCCGCCGCCGCCGGATGGTCCGACCGCGGGCGCAGCGATGCCGGGCTTCGAGGACGAGACGCTGGTTCAGAGGATAAAGCGGCTCGACGCTGAACTGGCTGCCGCTACATCACGGCCCGGGTACGACCCAAACGACCCCGACATCCAGCGGTTAATCACTGAGGTAAACGCCCTCAAGGCGGAGCTCAGGGAGGCCGGTCCCGACCTTTCGGGATTGGGCTTCCGGGTCCGCCGAACAGAAATAGTTGAGCCACCGCGGTCCACCGCCCGCGCAGGCGCCGGTCCTTCCGGGGAAGGACCGGCGCCGCCGCCGCGAGACCCCCCAGCGCCGCCCTCTGCCAGCTCCGAGCCGCCCAGGCGGCCCCCGCGCGACGATATCGCCGAGCTCGGCTACGACGAAGCGGACAGGTTATTGGAGTCGAAGCGGGAGGTCATCCGCAGGCCCGGCAAGCTCACGCAGGTCCCAGGCCTGAGCCACCTGCTCTCGACGATCTTCCCGAACGTGCGGCAGGCGGACGTGATCGTCCCCTCTTACACGGCCCGGCAGGCTGCGATCGCGAGTCTGGAGACGCGCTTCGCCGCGATGCGCGAGGCATCGCTTACGGCCCTGGAGGACGCCTGGAAGAACTTTCGGCCCCGGTACAGCGGCCCCGCTGACAACCCGTTCAAGAACACGCTTAAGGACTTCTTCGATAACCCCGAGCACTACGCCGGCGTCACCGCCGAGATGGACCGGGCGAAGCGGGTCTACGACGCGATCTCGATGCGCATCCTGAACCACGTCCGGGAGCGTTTCGGCGTCGACATCCTGCCCTTTGACGTCGACAAGGAAGGCTGGGTCTACCTGGCGACGGTGCAGGCCAAAGACAACGTCGACGACGCGATCCAGCGCATCGCCGACGGCTACCACGCGGCCGGCGTCTCCGGCTCCGGCGCCCGCGCCAAGACGCGCTACTACGAGGGCGCCTACCAGCGCTTTCGCCGCCACCCGGGCTGGCGCGCGGAGACAGACCTGCGCGAGCTGACGGCGATCCACGACCGGGCGCTCGCGCATATGGCGGGCGGCGAGGTGTTCAAGCGCGGCACCGAGGGCCTGACGCGCGTCGAGGCCATCGATATCGTTCACCCTGGGCTTCGCGAAGCCCGCGACGATGCCCGCCGGCGGATGGCCGAGCTGAGGCAGAAGATCGAACGGGCAGAGACGCGCCTGGCTTCTGGCGCGAGAGTGCGAGAGAGGCTGGAGCGGCTGCGGGCGCGCGAGGAGCGCCGGACGGCCCCGGTCTACGCCCGCATCGATGCGCTTGGCGAGGAATGGGGGCCGGAGCTTTCCTTCCTCTCCGGCCAGGCGCGCGAGATCGAGCGGCGGGCGCGCGTCCTGGAGTCGCAGCTACTGCGGACGAAGGCGCGCACGGCGGACCTCGGCATCACGCTGCAATTGCTGCGCACGGAGGCCGATAAGCTGGCGCCCCGGCTCGCACGGCTGCTGCGCGCCTACGAGGCCGCGAACCTCGAACCTTACGTGCTTTCAAAGCACACTTACCGCTACCACCTGGCGGACGTTGCCGCGGACATCGACCAGGTGCTCCTATCGAAGTCCAACATCAGCGCCGTCAACTGGGCACTCGACGCCGCCGACGAGGCGCGCCTCTTCACCTTCGCCGCCGACTTCGGGCCGCTGACGGCGCAGCAGGGCTTCTTCGCCGCGCTCTTCAACCCCCTGGGCACGGCACGCAGCCTCCGGGGCGTCGTTAAGGAGCTGCTCGACGGCAGCGAGGTGGCGCGGATCGCCCAGGCCGAGGCCGATCTCGTGCAACGCTACACGGAGGCGACGGGCCGCGCCTTTGGTGAGATCGGCCAGGAGTTCCGGCGCTCCCGCCAGGGCATCGAACGTCTGCCGCCGGCGCGTCCGCTCAACAGGCGGATCATCGGCGGCGTCGAAGTGCTGCGCTACAACCTCTGGAAGCAGGACCGGGCGCTCCTCAAGTGGCTCAACCCGAAGATGAGCGACAACGTCGCCGACGCCGAGGCCGCTAATTTCTCCTCGAAGTTCATGCCCGCACTGAACCCCGCCGAGCGCGGCGTCTCGACGCTGCGGGCCAAGATCGAGCGCGGGCCGATCATCTCGCCGTCGTTCTACGCGGCGCCCGCGGGCCTGGCCAAAGACTTCGCGGCAGGGACGGCAAAGCTCATCGCGCACCGGAGTCCGAACCCGGCCCGCCGCTGGCACTCGCTCTCCGGCCGCGAGCAGCTGGCGGTCTACCGGGGCCTCTCCGCTGCCTCCATGCTCGCAATGGCAGGCATGGTGTCGTACATCGCCTCCGGCTACTCGCCCGAAGAAGCCGTGAAGCGGACTCTGAACATCAACTCGCCGCGCTTCCTCTCGGTAGCGCTGGGCCGCAACCGCTACGTCCCGATTGGCGGACCCTTCCGCTCGTTCATCCGGGCAATACTGCCGCGCCGGGCGTTCGGCTCGCCGGTGCCGGTGCCGTTCGCCGGCGTCCCGCGCTGGACCCAGGGCAAGCTGGCACCGATCGTGCGCACGCCATACGACCTCTACCGCAACGAGGATTACCTGGGCCGGCGCATCCGCAAGGGCAGCGCTGCCGAGCAGTTCGCGCGCTCGGCCTGGTACGCGGCGGAGACGTTCGTGCCGCTCTCCCTGGGCTCCGTCTCCGGCGCCGTCCGCACGGGGGAGAAGAAGCCCAGCGACGTGAAAGACCTGGCGCTTACAGGCGTCAGCCAGTTCTTCGGACACTCGCTCTACGAGTCCAGCCCCTCGGAGCGGCGAAACCAGTGGTCGCGGGACCACTTCGGCAAGGACTACTTCGATCTGGACGCGGGCGAGAGGGAGCGGGCGAAGCTGGACCCGGCCATCGCTGCGCTCTCGGAGGAGATCGACCGCAGGCAGCGCGAACGCGGCGACGAGCTGCAGGGGCTGCAGGACAAGTTCGCCGACGACACGCAGGCCCTGCGTGAAGAGCAGGCGCTCGACGACAGGGCCTTCGCCGCCGGTCGCATGGACGTCGAGACGTGGAAGGAGAACAACCGCGAGCGGGCCGGGGAGATCTCCGCCATACGCAGGAGCGTCTTCGCAGACGCTCCTGCGTTCGACCGCGACACCGACGCCGAGAGCCAGCCGGTGCAGGCGGCGCTCGACCGCTACTTCGCGGTGAGCCCCGACAGCTACATGGACGAGGCCACGCGGGAGATCGAATGGGACCGCTTCTTCGACGCCCGCGAGGCGGCTCTCCGCGGGCTCACGCCCGGGCAGCAGCGCGAGGCGCAGGCGGTGATCACGAAGAACCTGACGCCGCTCCAGCTGGAGTTCCGCGAGGCCTCCGACCTCTACGGCAGGCTCAGGCGCACGGTGCCGAAGTACAAAGGCGTCTCCGTCGAGCAGGCACGTGAGATCGACCGCTTCGTCTTCGGCGAGGTGCCGGACGAGACGGCCCGCCTGGAAAAGGCCGAGCGCCGCGACTACACCGAACGCGAGGTCGCGCAGATGCTGGCACAGCGGCGCGGGCGCCCGGCGCTCTACAACTGGTACGACACCCTGCGCTCGGCGAAGAAGCGCGAGGCGGCGCTCAACCCGGCCTACGACGAGTACCTCCTCGAGCACCAGGAGGAGCTGGAACGCTGGTTCCCCGACCTTTACAGCCCGGCCTTCTACCGGCGCACCGGCCTGATTCCGGCGGAGGAGGACGAGGACAGCGGGCTGACGCCGCTTGATGAGCCGGGCACGGGCGGGCTCAGGCCCGTAGAGGAGCTCGTGCCGGTGGGAGTGCGCTAGGGCGAGATAACGACAGTCGCCCGAGGCTGAGAGCCCCCGATGACGCCGGAATGCGGGGCCGGTGAAGTCGGGGGCTCTCACTTTCGGGCAGATACCCGAAAAGGAGGAGACATGGCACGACCGAGACAGGCGGCGCCGAAAGAGGTTCCAGCGGCAGCGGCCAGCGAGGAAGAGAACGACCTCGACGGCCAGGACTTTCCGCAGGAGCTGATGGACGCGCTCGGCGCCACGGGCGAGGCTCAGGACGCGAGTTCGCAGCCAGCCGGCGAAGCGGCATCCGCTGAACCCGAGGAGGGGGAGGGTGGCGAGGAACCGGAAGGCTCGGACGCGAGTTCGCAGCCCGGACCGGAAACGGCGCCGGAACCCGACGGCCAGGCCCCGCAGGCCGTCAAGGAGGCGAGGCTTGCCCAGCAGGCCGCCGATAAGAGAGCGGCCGAGCTTGACCGCCGGCTGCGGCAGGCCGAGGCGCGGCTCGCCGACTTCGAGCGCCGCGAGGCCGAGGCCAGCCGCCGCCTCGAAGACGAGGAGTTCGACCGGCTGGCCGAGGAAGACCCCGACGCCCTGATCGCCCAGATCCGCGAGCAGCGGCGCCAGGCCCAGACGAGCGACACCGTCCGCGCCGAGGCTTACAGCGAGCGCGACGCCGAGATGGTGCGCATGGCGCTCACCCACGCCGACAAGCTGTTCCCCGATCTCACCCAGGAGGACATCAACTGGGCGCTCGGGAACGCAAGCGAGCTGGCGCAGCGCGACCAGGGCCGCCGCGCCCTGCCGGGCGAGGTCTACGCCTGGCTCGGAGAGGCGCGCGTGCAGAAGGCGCTCGGTACGCTGGGCGAGAAGGACGCGCGCATCAAGGAGCTGGAGGACCAGGTGGAGGCGCTGGAAGCGGCCCGCACCGGCGATATCGTCGGTTTGGGCGAAGGCCCGGAGCGCCCCGCCGACGGCAGCCCCGGGCTTCGCATCAACCTCGACGACCTCGACGCCTTAGACGACGAGTTCTGGGACGACGACGCCAACGAGGCCCGCGTGCTCGCCGCCGAGCGCAAGCGTCTCGGCATCTCCCGCTAACAACACCCCGCTAGTACCCCGCGAAGGAGTACGCCAGAGATGGCCACAATCGGACGCGCTGACGTTGCCGGTACCGTACCGACGATCGTCAGCAAGCGCTTTCAGAAGTACACGATGCCGAACCTCGTGTTCTGGAAGCTGATCAACCACGAATGGACGGCCGGGATCGAGGTCGGCGACCGCGTTCAGATCCCGACGTACAACACCCGCCCCACGGACATCCAGATCACCACCGGCCTGGACGGCCAGGGCGCCGAGCCCGACCCGAGCGCGGCCACCTTCAGCGACCAGACGGTCAGCTCGGTAACCGTGTTCGTGCAGAACTTCTGGCACCTCGGCTTCGAGCTTTCCTGGTACGCCGACGCCGTCGCCCAGGGCGACCTGAAGGGCCTCTTCCGCCAGGCCGGCATGGACGCGCTGGCGGTCAGGATCGACACCACAGTTGCCGCTCTCGCCACCGGCTTCACCACCAACGACGAGGGCGTGCTGGGCGTGGGCCTGACCGACCAGAACATCCGCAACGGCTTCCGCTTCCTGAACCGACAGGACGCGCCCAGGGGCCGGGCCAACCGCGCCTTCGTCCACTCCGAGGAGGAGGAGGCGAACCTGCTGGCGCTGGAGAAGTACACGAACACGCTCTACCGGCCCGACACCAAGCCGCTCACCGAGGGCGACGTCGGCGACCTCTACGGCATGTCGTGGCACTTCACCACGAACGTCAACGAGGCTGCGGCGACGCAGCACAACGGCCTTATGTTCCACCGCGACGCCATCGGCGGCACGATCCGCCGGCGCCCGATGGTCAAGGCCGTCGACCGCGGCGCCAACCTCTCCGACGGCTTCATCGTCTTCGGCGTCTGGGGCGTGAATGAGACGAGGGACGCCTTCGGGGTTCGCATGCGCGGGCTTTGAGGCGCAACCGCCGCTGGGACCCCGAGCGCCGAGCGGAAGCCCGCGAAGGACAAGCCCAACTCAACCAACTGAACGCATAGCAACCCAGCCAAACCCAGGCAGGGGGCGGGGCTCATCGACCCGCCCCCTGCCGCCAACCCGCAGGAGGTGCTTTCTGGCACGCTTTCCCGAGACCCTGACCGTTAACCGCAACTACAGCATGTGGCTGCACCCGAGGGACGCCGTCGGCGCTGAAGCGCTCTGCTACCTGCCGGCGTTCAACGCGGAGATCCGCGAGCTGTACGAGAAGAAGGGGTTTACGCTCCTCAACCAGGTGGAGGGCGCGCTTGACCGCAAGAACCTCCGCATCAGCCCGCCCAGCGACCAGACCATCGGCTGGGCCGTCGAGACCTTGCGCAGCCGCCTGGACGCGGCGGCCGAGGCGCTGAAAGCCGAGATCAAGCGCGCCGAGCTGGCGATCCGCCGCACCCGCAAGGAGGACATCCTCAACCAGCAGGAAGAGCGCCTGGAGCAGCTGAAGGACCGGCTGGCGACGCTCGAACGCGACGTGCCGACCTTCAAGTCGCTCAAGACGTTCTTCATCCGCGTGCACGAGGCGCACCTGAAGGCGAGCGTCGACACCAACTTGCAGGACGTTGTCAACGCGATCATCGCCAACCAGCAGTGGGCGGAGTCGGCGCGGCGCGACCTGGAAGGGATCAGCGACGACGGCGAGCCCACGCCGGCGGTCCTTCCCCGGAAGGACGCGCCGGCGAAAAAGGCGGCGCGGCCAGTAGACCCCGACGAGGACGCCGATTAGCGGCCTCGCGCGGCCCCTCACCAAGCAGGGCCTGAACCGCGTCGTCGAAGTCGACCGCTTCAGTGGCCGCATCCACGTCTGGCACGCCCGCGAGGAGGGCGACCTCCGCGAGTACCTGTTCACGCTCCCCCGCCTGCGCTGTCCGGCGCAGGAGCGGCGCGGCCAGAGGTGCGGCGAGTGCCGCGTCTGCGCGATCGTCGATGGCGAGATCCGCGAACGCGGCAAACGCTGGATCGACTGGCTCTACCGCCAGGGGATGGTGGTCGTGCTCTCGACCGTCATCCCGCACGGGCCGTACCCGTCGCTCGACCTCGCCGAGCTGGACATGGACACCTACGTCATCTCGGCGCGGGTCAAGCGCGAGAAGCCGCTCGACCTGCCGCTGGAGAAGGGCGAGGAGCTGATGCAGAACCAGCCCGACGAGGACGGCGACCGGCCCGGCGTCCGCCACATCTGGGACAACCTGACGCCGGAGCAGATAGAGGCCCAGGCCCGCGCCAACGCCGAGGCGCAGAAGCGCGTGCCGAGGCAAAAGGCGCTCGCCCAGCGGATAGCGGCGAAGAGACGGGCGCGAGGCGCGCCGGTCTACGAAGTAGAGGAAGAGGAGCCGCCGCCCCAGCGCGACGGCGTCCGGATCACCCGAGAAAGGAGCCGTTGATGGCAACGAAGAAGAAGGCCGAGGCGACCAAGTTCTCCGAACTGACGGCGCCCGTAGAAGGCCTGAACACCGGTGACGTGATCAACATCCCCACCGAGGAGAGCGCGTCCGCACCGCAGCAAGAAGACACTTCGGTACTGGTATCGACCGTCAGCGTCTACTTCAAGTGCATGCGACCGCTGCCGAAGGACGAGGAGGACCCGCAGCCCGGGGTCTGCGCGGGCGAAGTCCAGGTCCAGGGCGCGCTCGACAGCGAGTACGACGCCGCCTGCGCCAAGTGCAGCGCCCCCTACCACATGAGCATCACACACGGCTAACCCCGCTCAGAAGGACAGAACATTGCTCCCTGAAATCGAGACCCTGCTCCCGTCGGCGGCGAGGACCGCCAGCCCGCCAACCATCCGCGTCAAGAACCGGGGCTTCCGGGGCGTGATCTTCACCGTACACACAACGGCTATCGGCGCGGCGCCCTCGATCCAGCTGTTTATGCGTCTGCCTAACGCGGCAGGCGCCTTCACCGCGCACACCTACTGGAACATAACTGCCGCCATTGCCGCCGTGAGTGCCAACGAGTACCTGCTTTACCCCGGCGCCTCCGGCGGCAACTTTACGGAGGTGGACGCGATCCCTCTCCCCGCTGAGTTCGACTTACAAATGGTGCACGCCAACGGCGACAGCATCACCTACGACCTGGTAGCCCACTGGCTGCCCTAGCCTTCCCCGCCCACAAGACACCCCGCTGAAAGGGACAAGACAATGCCTGTTCTCGGAACCGGAGAGGCGGCGGTCAAGCCCGTCGTCAAGATGGTTGACTGGAGCCCCGCCGCCGTCGGCGTAGACGAGACCACCCCGCTCTTCAGCCTGCGCGCCGGCGCCCGCGTGCTCGCCGCCTGGGCGCGCGTGCTGACGGCCTGGGCCGGCGCCACGACGCCGACCTTCACCCTCGGCGACGGCGCCGACCCCGACGGCTACATCACAGACGCCAACGCTAACGAGGAAGCCGCAGGCACCTACGACGGCACCGGCGCTTTCGTCGCCACACCCAACCAGGGGAAGCTCTACACCGCCGACGACACCGTTGACGTGGTTTACGTGGCGGGGGCCACGCCCGGCGCCACGCTGGGCAAGGTCCGCTTCTACATCCTCGTCCTCCAGGGCGACCCCGACGTAAGCCTGCCCTAACCAGCCAGGAAAGGAGCCATTCCGATGCCGAAGGGAAACCCCGGCGGCTACAAGCGCTACGGCGACCCCAGGAGCGGCCTCAAGAAGGCGGGAGCGAAGGCCCACAAGATGCCGGGCTGCGTGCCGATGCCGCCCATGGGGCGCAAGCCCGCCGTGGCGGGCCGTAGTGCCGGCAAGAAACGCTAGCCGTGCCCGTCCACGTCGAAAAGCGCGGCTCGAAGTACGTCATCGTCGAGGACGCCACAGGCCGCGTCAAGGGCACGAGCGACACGAAGGCAAAGGCCGAGGCGTCGGCGCGCGCCCGCAACGCCGCGATGCACGGCTGGAAGCCCAGAAAGAAGTAGATCATGGCAACCCAACCCCTCTGCGATAACTGCGGCCAGCCGGTCCAGGCGCTCGGCTGGAAGGCGCTGCCTGCACGCGTCGAGGGCGGCCAGCTCGTCGGCACGATGCCGGTCTCCGGCGAGGAGTACGCCGAGCGCTACCCGGAGGGCGGCGGCGGCGCCATGCCCGGCGGAGCCAACGTCTTGATCGGCAGCGCCCGCGACCTCTGCCTGGGCTGCGGCCCCACGCCGCACCCGCTGGAGGCCTAGTTGGCCGCGCCCACGACCACGCTCACCCAGCTCCTGCGCGATATTGCGGAGCGCCTCGGCGATGCGATGGGCATCCCCGCCACCGGCACGACGACGGCGCTCGGCTCAATGTCGACGCTCGTGGACGGCGTTCGCCTCGCCTACGCCGGCGCCGACGCCGACGCCCTGGGCAACCCGCTTGTCCGCATCGACGAGACCGTCGGCGGCGGTCCGGCGGCGGGCGAGTACGCGACGGTGAGCGACGGCGGCCTGACCCCCGCCTCCGGCGCCGTCGCCTTCAGCCCGAACCTCTCAAACCCCGTCCAGGCCGGCACCGACTACTCGCTCTGGCGCCTCGTCCACCCGGACGACGCCCGGCGCGCGCTCAACCGCGTGCTGCGCCTCCACGACCGCGAGGTACTGGTGCCCGTCTCGCTCTGTCCCGACGGCGACATGGAGGATGCAGGCACCGGCGAGTACACAGCATTTAACGCGACGCTGGCAAAGCAGGTACCCACAAGCGGCGAGGGTAGGACCAGGGTTCGGCACGGGCTGCAATACATGGTAATCACGCCGACCGCCGACCTCGGCGGCGCACAGGCCCCCCAGAACCTCACGGTGAAGGTGACGCCCGGCGACCAGTTCATCGCCTCCGTCTGCATGTCCGTCGTCGATGACGCGCACGAGGCTGTCTTCCGCGTCGCCAACGCCAATGTCGTAGGGACGCTGGCCGAAGGACGGCACCGCTCGCGGCAGATGAACGAGCTATTCCTCCAGGCCGTCACTATTCCCGCCGGCTACGAGATCATCCGCATCCACATGCTGGGCTCGCTGAACGGCGGCGTCGTCAACGCCGACGACGCTGTGCTCTGGCCCGTCAACCTCGCGCGCTTTATTCTCCCGACCTGGGTGGACGACCCTGCCGACGTGATCGAGGTGGGCTACTGGCCGCTCGGGCGCGAGCTGGCAGGAACCAACGCCTACATGGTGGACGAGACGCCATGGACGCCCTGGCCGTTCACGCTGAAGCCTTACTTCGCCGACGAGGGCGGCGCCAACGCCTACATGCTGGAACTGGCAACGCCCGTTATCCGGCCCCTCTTCGTCCGCGTCCGCCGCAAGTACTCGGAGCTGGCGACGGAGGCGCAGACGACGACGATGGACCGGAAACTGCTCGTGGACTGCACGCTGCGCGAGATCTACCAGGGCCTCGAGCTTGACGCCGTCCGCAACAAGGACCAGGGCCAGGCGCTGCTCTGGGCGCGTCTGCGCCAGCAGCTGGAAACGCTGGCCGGCGTGCGCGCCTTCCTCGGCCGCTCCAAAGAGATGAGCCTGAAGGTGCAGACGCCGCGCCGCCGCGTCTGGAGAGGCCCGGCCTAGAAGTGCAGCGCCGCCGCTTCGGCGCAACCGAACCCGTCGTCAAGATCGGGGGCAAAACCTACGTGCTCGCCGTCCAGCAGGGCCGGCCGGTCTTTAGCTCCGGCACACGGGCGATCGAGGGTGTCCCTTCCGACGACTTCGAGATCCGCCTGGAGAACGACGGCCGCGGCTTCTCGCAGGAGAACCCGCACACCGACGACTCCTCCAACTTCGTCCCCGGCCGCGTCTACCCCCATGTAGGCGTCACGAACGTCAACCTGGGCACTTCCGTCGCCACCGATATACCGCGCTGGGCTTTCGAGACCCAGGACGCTAACGGCACCTGGTACCTGCTCATCATCAGCCACCAGCACGTCTACAAGTTGGAGCTTTCGGCAACGCCCGTGCTCCGCACGACCGAAGGACCGGGCGAGGCCGGCCCGCCGGCGCCCTGGAACGCGAGCGACCGCCTGGGCCAGCCCGCCTTCATGTTCAGCGCCCGCATGGGCGGCTTCCGCTGGATGGTGCCGCTGAATAACGGCACCCGCTTTGCCGTCCTCGACACCGTTGGCGTCGGCGCCGCCGCCAACACCTGGACGGTCGCCACGATCGACAAGGCCGGCACCGGCGAGGACGGCGCGCTGGCCTTCCTGACACTCCCCTCCGGCAAGGCCGTGCGCGCCGTCGCAGACAGCGGCAACCCCGGCGTCGCCAAGATCAGCATCCTCACCGCCTCCGCCGACGCCGAGACCGCCGGCAACTGGGGCGCCGCCTTCCCCGTGGACGCCGAAGGGTTCCGCATCCTCAACCTGATCGCCTTCGACGAGACGATCATCGTCCGCAAGCAAAACGGCTACTTCGCTGCCGTCGAGCAGGGAAACGGCACGCTGGGCTGGCGTACGCTGTTGCCCGACTCGGCGGGCGCAGAGGTCGCCGCCGCCGGCCAGGAGAGCGTCGGCGGCGGCATCGTCTGGCACGGCCAGATGGTGCTCCCGACAGCCTCCGACCTCTGGCTGCACAACCTCGTCGCCGCCGGCGTCGCGAGCCCCAGCGCCGTCGACTGGACGCCTGAAGACGACATCGCCTTCAACGCCCAGAGCATCCGCTTTGGCCGCATCACGGCGCTCGCCCACGGGGGCAAGTGGCTCTTCGCGGCCTACGAGCGCGTCAACAACAGCCTCACCGCCCTCCTTGCGGCGCGGGAGAACGTCGCCGGCAGGCCAGACCAGGGAAAGCTCAGCTGGTTTACGCTGAAAGGCCCGGACACCCCCGCCAGCGGGCGCCGCCTTGTCTACGTGCACCAGAACGGTGTCTCGGCCCCGCGCCTCGTCTGGACGGCCCTGGTCCAGGACTGGGAGGTCTTCTTTCGCGCCCTCAGCCCCAACCGCGACCCGCATGTTTACAGCGGCAGCTGGGGCCAGGCGAGCCAGAGTGGCGACTACTGGTTCGGCGAGCAGGTGTTTGGCTCGACCGCACTCCTGCGCGAAGTGCTGATGGAGATCGGGCGCCCGATCAACACCCCCGACGAGATCGGCTGGCGACCGCTCGTATCGCGGGACGGCGGCGCCGCCGAGACGCTGGGCCAGCTCTCCTCAACCGGCGCCGTCTTCTGGACGCCCGGCACAAACGACACCTGCCGCCGCGCCTACTTCGGCGTCCGCTGGACGGCGACCGCAGGCTGGAACCCGGTGAACGCGCTCCCGCCCTATCTGCGCTCGATGACCGTGCGCGGCTCCTACCTTCCCGATGTCTCCGACCCGGTCCAGTTCACCATCGATATCGAGGCCACGGCCCGCCGCCGCCACCTCAGCCGCAAGGCCGTGATCGACGAGCTGCGCGGCTACCGCTCCAGCCGCCAGCCCTGGACCGACCCCAACGGGCAGAGCGGCCACATCAAGGTCACCGACACCACAGAAGGCGCGCCCGCCAGGGCCGGCTCCCTCGAAGGTCTCGACGTGCTGACCGTCAAGGCGATGCTCGTTGAATACAGCTAACGGCAAGAGCAGCCTCATACCAGCCGAGATCCAGCAGAAGCTCGACCGCTTGCACGACCTGATCGACCAGGTCGAACGGGGCCTCTGGCGCTCCGGCGCCGATTCCGTCGGCCACAGGCGGATGCACGGCAACGAGGACCACCTGGGCACAGGCGGCAGCGGCGGCGGCGCCCTCACCGTCCAGAAGGACGACGCCACGATCGACGGCGCCGTCAACACCCTCGACTTCACGGACACAGACGCGGCGCTCGTGACCAGCGCGCCAGCAGGCGAGGCCAACGTCAACCTCGGGCTTTACACATTGCTCAACGGCCGCGCAGTTGCCCAGACTATCTCCGGCGGCGTTGTGGCGAACGCCGTACTCACGCTGCGCGGCACCAGCCACGGCACCACCGCCACCGCCCGCGTCGATGTGGTCAGTTCCGACCTCCGCATGGCCACCGCCGGCAAGGTCATCCAGGGGCCGGACGGCAACGAACGCATCCGCCTGGCCACCGCCAACCCCCACGTCCAGACCACCGGCGCCCTTTACGTCAACTGCGGCGCCGCGCTCACCACCGGTGGCTTCGGCGTCAACAACAACCCGAACAACTTCGCCTACCTCTACACCGGCCACGCCAGCACCAGCGTCGACAACAAGGTCGGCTGTCTCGTAGACATGGGCCTCGGTACCGCGGCACCCGGCGTCGGCGTCGTCATGGGCGTCGCCGGCAGGGCCGCCGCCCGCGACGCTGCGACAACCGACGTCTACGGCCTCGACTACATCGCCGGCACGAGCGGCCGTTCTCCCGGCGCCGTCACCGGCTGCCGCACCGCTGCCATCGGCTCGGGCGTCGGCACCAACATCGGCATCTATCGCGGTTTCTGGGCCAAAGGCGGCCAGCTCATCTTCACCACCATCACCAACTTCAAAGGCTTCAGCTGCGAAGACCTACCGGCCAGCGGTCTCACGAACGTGCACCCGTTCTGGGAGGACATCGGCCGCGACGGCGACAACAACGGCAACCGCTTTCGAAGCAACACACAGTTTGGCAGCACCACCGGCGCCTTCGGTTCGGGGGACGGCGTCATCGGCATCCGCAACGCGACAACCAACCCATCGACCAACCCGGCCAACGGTGGCGTCCTCTACGCCGACGCCGGCGCCCTCAAGTGGCGCGGCTCCGGCGGCACCGTCACCACCATCGCCCCCGCCTAGAAGGAGGCAAGCGCATGCCACGCATCGCAATCGACATCAGCGACACCACCGCGGCAAAGCTCGCCGAGCGGGTAGCGCGCTACAACGCCGACACCGGCGCCACACTTACCGTGCAGGAGTGGCTATACCTGCACGTCCGCGAGCTGGCGATCGAGACATCCCTGGTCGAGGCGCACGGCATCTTTCAGAAGCAGGCTGAGGAGCAGGCCCGGCTTGCCTTCGCCGCCGAGCGCCAACGCCTCCTGGACGGGCATAAGTGAAGCCCATAACCGTGCAGCCGCTGATCCGCTCGTTCGCGGGCGGCACGCGACTGCCGCCGAGGGCGACCGAGCGCATTCACGGCGTTTTCGCCTACGCCCAGGACTTCCTCGCCGCCTGGACGGGCAAGACGTTCAAACTCGCCTACCCGAAGCGGCTCGTCTCCCGCTACACGGTCGAGGAGGCGGCAACGCGGGCGGGGGCACCGGATCGCCAGAGAAAGCGGGGTACGGAGCTGATGAGGCAGGCGCTCGCTGAGTTCGAGGATCGGGCAGCGGTCAAGCCGAAGTCGCTCAGCCACGTCTACTATGTCCTGCAGCTGCACCCGCCGGAGTACGCGACGAACTTCAGCCCGGCGGGCGCCTGGCGCCGACAGTGGTGGTGGCCGGAGCTGCCGCCAGAGGCGGCGGGCGCCTGCGCGTCGGTGGGGACGCGGCCCTGGGTGATGGCCGGCGTGACGCCGGAGGAGCTGCTGGCGCGGGGCTGGCCGATGGAGCC